TCCAGAACCAGAATCGAAAGTATGGTTATTAACCGCTACTTTTTGACCTGATGCTAAAGCTACAGCACTTGCAGCGTCATCCTCATCCATAGAATAAGCACTTCCGCCAAAAGCTCCATATATTGCAGAGTCAATTTGTCTACCTGCTGCATATACAGCATTAGTTACATACGTACCTTCTGGGTCCGCAAGTAATTTTGCTCTATCAGCAGTATCTATAAGATCAGCCCACACATAATCTTCTAGCGTTACACGCCTTCTACTATGTGGAGTCGAAATTAAAGGTGTATCCGCATGACGTGAGGTTCTTCTTTGCATGGCTGTTGAGCCGATACGATCGAAATAACCTGCTTTGCCACGAAGAAAATCTGGGTCATCACGTATTACACCACGCATACGTGAGCCTTTCTGTTGTGAGAGCAGTAAAAAGTTATCTTTAAACTGTTCCACAAAAGAAGTCGGTATTTGTGTACTCATAACATTCTCCAAGTTAACAGACAATTAAAATTATGTCGGCTAAGTAATCCAAGAGGAGTCTTGGGCCTATCCTGTAAGCTAACGTGCTCGTAAAACGCTTCCGAAGAAGAGGGTAGGGCTTCCGAAAAAGTAATCCTTACTACTTTAATACTTGTTTTGAAGAAACTTTTCTAGTCTTTTTTTCTATAATAGGTTCATTTATTAACCATTCATAGTAACGATTAGCTAAATCATCAAATTTTAGCATAGTTGACTCTGATGCTCCATGTACTGCTAATCGTAAAGCCTCTAATCTCAAGTAGTCTTTTCTTGATATATCATCAGACATTATCATACGCCTGTTCGTATAATTTATTCATATCTTGAGCTGCTTGTTTATGGTTAGGATGTTGTTTATTCCAATACGGATGCTCTCTATCTGCTTGTATAGCTCGTATTTTTTCTTTTGCATCTTCTTTTGTAGGTGCTGTTGTATTCACTGTACCCTCTCTTGCTGTTGGTGTTTCTGATATACTTGACCCTATATTTGCTAAACTTTTCATTAAACTAGGATTTTGTGCTGAGGCTTGTTTAATCATTTTTGCATCAGACTCCGTAAAAAACTGAGATAAAGCAGCATCTACTTGACCTAAATTTTTGTCATAGTTTACTCCCCAATCTTTACGTAATTCTTTTGATGCGTTATCTGCTGCTTCAGCCATACTTTTTGCAGCTTCTTGTAATTGTGCTGTAAATCCTGACTGAACATGATCCATCATAGCTTTAGCTTGAGCTTTAGTTAAACCTTGTTCGTGGGCTTTTTCTTTAAAAAGTTTTACATTGTCTTTGTTTACAGCAGTAACACCTTCTAAACCTTCTACAGCTTGTGGCTCAAAATCGTACCCATCGCTTGTTTCAGGTCTACCTATCCTATTATAAAATTTACTTTTAGTGTCTGCATCAGCATCTTCTGTAGGCACAGAAATCATAGAACCTATTTTTTCTTTAGTAGCTACGTAAGATTTTGCTAGATCTGCTGGTGTTTTAAAATCTTTAAGAGCACCCACATCTCTTAAATCATCTGGCAACATATCCTGTAAAGTTTGTACTTCAGTTTCATTATTTGTTTCATCAGTCATTTGTAAGTTTCTCCGCTTCAGTTTCTATATCATTTGGATTTAATTTAGATAAGTGCATCATACGTAAATAAACACTTCTTTGACCTTCATTATATGCAGTTTTCATATGGGAATTAGGATCAAAGGATGGGCGTTTACCATACATACGATACAAGTCTTTTAACATTTCTTTTCCATCTGGAGTTGATAAAAGTTTACTATACAACTCCGCTACACGTTTTAATGCAATCACTTTCTAATTTACCTCTATTCTCTAGTTAGTTTATCTGCTCTAGCCAAACTTTCTATAATTTGAGCTTGGTCTATACCTTGTGATTGAGCTTGAGCTTGCCCTTCTGCTTCCGCCCTAGCTGCTTTCATTTCCTCCATTTCATCAGGAGATCGTAGTATTTGTTCTGGAACATCCTGACTGCTTGCCATAAATCTTGCTGCTTCTTCATGATTAATAATATCATAAACAGTAGGATCTATTTGTGCAGCTTGAGCTAAACTCTCATATAGTCGTTGAACAGAAAATACTTCTGACATTCTTTCAGACCTAGCAAGAGGTCCGCTATACCTAACATTAATAGAGGCTTTATTACCAAATGCCTCTATTAGTTGTGGTGGAGGCTCAGGTAAAGCACCACCCCTATCCATTATACCAAACACTCTGTCAATTAATGGATTAAGAAACTCTGTTTCTATTCTTCCTAGAGTTGGACCTAATACACGTTGCATTAATTCAACCCTGGTTCTTATTTCTTCTGCCGTCATCCTATCGGACTTCGGTAATTCTAATTGGTCAGCGAAGAAAGTTTGACGTATTCCATTACGTAACTCATCAAATTTAATACGACCAATGTCGGCTCGGCCTCGGAACTCGTAAAACCACAGTGCATCTCTATCTCGAATAATGGTTCCTTTTCCTGGCCTGAGATCAACTTTGCCAATCACCCCATCATCCAACACAAAGAATGGTGGGTCAATAAATTTCGCCCACGCATTTAATTCCAACTCTGTTGATTTATTTAAAACTTTAATATCTGGTAAAGCTGTATTTCCTGGACCTCTTCCATAAATTTCACCAGAGTTACGTGACCAGCGTGTTACCATGCTGGGCATTTCGTTGTAACCGCCTTCTTCAATGACTTCCTTACTTGTAATATCAACCCAACAAGAAGCAAACTCCATATTCTTAGTGTCTATTTTAGAAGGATCTCTTTCGCCTCTTGGTAAAATCCAATGTAAGAATGGAAATCTTTCGTGAGGATTATTATTGTAAGCTCGCTCAATCTTTTCTGGTAACTCCCAATCTGGAAATCTTTTCCTTATTTGTCGTGTTGTCCAACTATAGATATAGCAGCAAGCATTAGCTCTGCCCCAATCATCTTCTTCAAAAACATAGCCCTCTATTGGATGTGTAACAAATTGTAACCCATTATATTTCTTTGATCCTACACGCGGCTCACACGTTATAGCAGCAGTACCAAAGCCCGTAAGATCTATATAAAATTCGTGAACAGCAGAATGAAAATTCGCTTCATTCAAAGCGTTCCACATTCTCTTCGAGCTTTCTTGCAACCAACCTCGTATTTCGGGATTTTTATTTAATTCGTCATTGTTGGCAATTTGCAAATCAAACCATCTAAATGATCTGCTTGTAAGAGTTCCTTGTAGATTTGCTGCTAACACTTCATGTGCGTGCATAGGTACAGAAGCAAATCTCTTTGTATGTGCTTTAGTACCGGGAGTACGTATTGTTGTAATCGTTGCTTTTCTAGGAATCAGGTGATCGGCTATTTCTTGCCAGTGATCTTCCCAAGTGCGTCTACTGTTCCTTAAAGATTCAAAACGCTCTATTAGTTCTTGCCCTGTGTATTCTTCAGCCATAGTAGTCCTTTATTACTCTAGTACATCGTAATCGCCAACAGTCATAAGAACTTCTGGCCTTCTTTGAGAATCACCTGGTAATCTTGCATACTTCAAAGACATAATACAGTATCTTGTTGCATCCATAAGATCATCTTTCTCTTTAACGATCTTACCATCCTTACGATGATACATTCTAAATTCTTCCCACCAATCAGAAAGATGGTCTGCTACTTTTAACCTACCTGTCTCCATTCTGTCCAGTAGTTCTGTAACACCTGCCTCAACAGAAAAACCACCCTTCTCCCATTGTGCATGATCTTTTAACATTCGCACTCCATCTTGTCGCCAAAGTTCTGCGATTGGTTTTCCCGATTGACGATCATGTTTGTGTCCATCGTGAGGCCACGCTATTGGGATCCATTCACCTTTAGACCTAATAGACTTCGTATGTACCGCAAGCTTTTCCCTGCTACGCCTATAACAATCATACAAATACAATGTATCAGAATCACGATCCAACCTAACAAATATGCCAGCAGTAGGATGATCCCAATCACCAAAATCAACAGCACCAATACAAGGCCAATAAGAAGGGAACCCACTTTTAAAGTCTGCAATCTTAAATGATATTTGTTCTTCATTGATTGGATAAACACGACCACTCCCCAACATTGGCACTCCAGCAGTACGAGCTTCACGTTCATGTGCTGGATATTGTGCAAATATTTTTTCTTTTTGTTCCTCACTATAATGATCTGCATCATGTAAGGTCATTTGAACATAATGCCTAACTTTTTTTCCTTCTTCTGTAGGTTGCAGAAAACGTCTAACAACTTCCGACATTCCTAAC